AAAGAGAATTTTATATACAGATAATTATAATAATAAAGGAACATCTGTGAATCGTCCACAACTAGTTTCAAAAAATGAAGGTTTTGAATATTATGATACTACTCTCAAAAAGAAGATTCTTTGGAATGGTACTGATTGGGTAAATATGGATGGCTCTCAACTATCTTAAAATTAGAAAGAAAAATTTAATATAAAGGGTGAGTCGAATGATTCATCCTTTTCTTATGCACCAAGTAGAAGTAACATTAATCATACACCTTGAAGAACTTCTCGCATAAACTACCCATCATATAGCATGGTTCCTCGCCCATCATATCTATTCCATCCTGCTCACAGATATGCGCTACCACATGAAGAAGCTCATGACCTATTGTATTGATAATGCTGCCATCAGATTCACATTTACCGATAGCAAGCACACTCCTTCGTTCTGATAGGTTGGAATAGGTAAGACCCCTATCTACACTCTCCTTGGTTAGATGTTCGTAGGCTTCCGATAAAGGATTTCCGTTGCAGCCAATATCCGAAAGAGCATGGCATATCTCATCGGCATCAGGTGGCTGATAACCTATGAAACACACTATGCTCCAATCGTACTTCGGGAGTTCAATCACTCTTCTTATCATAACACATCTTCCCAAGGGATAGGCACACCATTGTGGCAGCAGTCTGCATAAAATCTGTTAAAGATGAAACCATCCTTCTGGTCGGCATCATCCACCATATCCTTGATGAACTGGGCTAGTTGCTCCTCATCCTTGATGGAAGACTTGTAGAAGTCTGCCCTCGCCATATTCGCCACATATACATGGTCGTAGCCTATCTTATTCTTCACCTCTATTCCCTGACCAAGCAGAAGGGAATCCACCTTCTCCTTATCCCAAAACGAGACACTTACATCACGCTTGGAGGAAGGGTCATACTTGTACATCAGGCTCACCGCCCACTCGCACATCTTCTTGCTGAAATGATAGCCATTGTATCTGAGATAAGAAACCATTCCCTCAGGTTTGAGGTCATACATATCCAATGGCATTCTGCATTTTCCCATATTGCTGAATATTAAAGGGAGTCTGGTCCCGACATAAATGTCGCTACCAAAACTCCCAAGTTAAACACTAGCGACCGCCACCATCGTAGCCGCCACCACCTCTTTCACCATAGCGGTTCGGGTAGTTCCAATCATCATTGACGTTGTTGAATCTACGTCTGTTCTCACGCTCTTCACGCTCCTCACGTTCTCTTCTCCAATCGTCACGATAATCAGGCATACGCTCACCCATACGCTCCTGCTTCATCTTTTTCAGACAAGACATAGCCTTGCTACCAAAACCAAGCATAGACTCGATGTTGTCATACAAATCATCGAACTTATCTTCTGTAATCTCAATCATTACCATAATCTTATGATTTTAAGTGAATAGATAGGAGATTACTTGCTCATGGTCTGCTGGAGCCATCCCATCATCTTGTCAATCTTGCCCTCAATGCCTGAAACCTTACCTTCCAGTTTATTGATTTTCTCGGTCTGTTCCTTCTCCTTGGCAATCTGGGGGTTGAGTTGCTGTAGCATTCCCTCACAAGATTCTACTACTCTCTTGTTGTAATCTACGCTCTCCAGTATCGCCTTGGATTGTCTCAGCATAGAATCCACCTCTGCACTCATAGCATCCTTGTTGTCGCTAACCACAAGGTTCTTGTCGTTGGCTATCTGTCCGTTTGCTGGCAGTTGCTTGAAATCCACTTCCTCATCACCCAGCTTCACCTTCACGTCCACAACGGTCTCCATAGGCTGAGGAGTAAAGCCGTTGTTAAAGGTAGGATATTTCGTCTGAGGATTGCTTACTGAAACCACCTGACCGATTCGCAAGTTCGGGTTCTCGCCCTTGTCTAGGACATAGAATAAAGAATTAGTTCTTAAACCTTGAAACATAATATAATCTCCTATTATCTATTCTTGTTAAACAATACCCGACATTATCTGTAGGGTGTTAGTATCTCTCTCAAACCAGAACTGATAAACACCAGTTCCCTGCACGTCTGCAACCGTCAATGGTGCGCCATTATACTTGGTCACAGCCTGAGTACTTCCGTTGGTCTCGAAAAGGATAGGCAGCGTACCAGTCGTTCCAGTCGGAATAGCCTGCATCAGGTTTACGAAAATCGTACCTCTGTAGCTGGCATTCAGGAAGGCGTGGTTTTTGAACGAGAAAACAACATTGTTGGTGTTCACAACCACGCCCGTAGAAGCGATAGCTGCCGAACCATTACGATTCACCCTTGTATATGGTCTTAACCAAAACATAGCAGCCTCCTTTCTTTAACCCCAGAATCCGTTGTTAGCAGCATTCAAACCATACAAGCCAGCCTGATAAGCCACGCAGTTAGGAACCGCAGTAAATGGGCTATAAGGAGTAGTAACGGTCTCAGGCAACTTACACTTGATACCAGCCACCTCATTCTGCAAGCCAGCCAATACCTGATTGATAGGAGCCACAGCCTGACCAACAATCTGAGAGGTCATAGCAGAAGACTTGAAGGTGCTGTTCTCTTCACGAAGAGCATCAATCTTGTTCTGTAACTCTCTCATTTCAGCTTGCTTCTGACCATCAACGATGGTCTGAGTGCTATCCTTGATAGCGTTGTGCAAGTCACAAGTCTGTCGCTGGGTCTCGTAAGCTACGTTTGCGAAACCACGCTCCTGACCATTAGCTACGTTGTTGATGGAATTCTGCAAGGTATCAGTCTGCTGGCAGATAGCCAAGCGGTTCTCGCAGCAGCAGTTGGCAATCTGCTGAGCAATCTGCATATTACCCTGCTGCAAGGCATTGATAGTCTGCATACCGCTCATACCAACCTGATTACCTACACTCTGAACCTGAGAGGTCAAGGCAGAAATAGCACTCTGAATCTGACCTTCGGTGCAGTTCAACTGGGTAGCCAAATTGCTGAGCGCATTGCGGTTGCCACCGATGGCATCCATCAGGAGACCACGACCATAGTCATTGTTAATCTCGTTTGCGAGACCACCACGACCATTATTGCCGAAACCTCCCCAGCCGTTACCTCCCCAGCCCATGAGGAAGAAAAGGAAGATTACCCACATGAACCATCCACCTTCGCCACCGAAACCATTGTTTCCCTTCATGGCAAGAAGGACATTTGGGTCAACACCCTGCTTCTGGAGCAGAGGCGCAAGAAGACCGAGCATCCCATTGTTAGATGTTGAGCCTTCATTTCCGAATACATACGTTTTACTTTCCATATTATCCTGAATCTTTTGTTAAACATTAATTGATTAATACTACGTAACGTTACGAGTACAAAGATACGAATAATATGAATAGATATTGATAAACTCGCAAAAGATTGGATAAGTGTGTGATTAGCAAAGATTTATGGTTACGAAAAAGGTCGTAAATATACAGGAGGGGCGATTGGGTCTCTCCTATATATATAAAATGTGTAGCTACTTCTAGAGGTTTATGCCATACTTTCGTGATAGCTTGCTGAAGAAAGCCTTCTTGTTGGCAAAGTATCGGATGAGCGACTTATTCCACTTCTTTTCATGCCCGAACTGGTCGTGGATGCCTTCGGGTATCTTGCCATCGTGAACATACTTTTCAAAGGATGAGATAGACTTGCCCATTTCGTGAGCACACCATCCCTTGTTGGCTTGCGTATCATTCATCATGGCAGTAAGGAGTGCCACAAGTTCCATATCTCCTTCCGACAGACCGCAAGGGATAGGCTTGCCCTCTGCTTGGGCAACTGCTGATTCATGTGCCTTATCTGCGAGAGCACGAAGTCCAGCTTCGATGATGCTGTAATTTACTAATTGCGACATAAGCATATATAATTAAAATGAGTGTAATCAGGAACATATCACAATAGTACATCTGGTTTGTGATAACGATAGAGTCGAACATGATGTGTATTACGTTGACTCCTGCTGAATATAAGAGCGGTATTCTCCACTCCACGCACAATCTGTGCAGTACCTGACCTTTCTAAAGAGAAATCGGGTAAAGAATGTAAGTGATGAAGTAGAAGAACCAGATAGGTTCCTCGTTCTCTTCATACCACAGCGTTATCTCCATCTTGTTGTCGTAGAACTGAGATACACTATACCATCTGAAAAGCATGACCAATATAGGCGCATACTTGAAATAAAGCAAGTCCGTCTTAATCTTGCTGCGTTCAGGGAGTAACTTAGTTATCTCTCTAAACAAATTCCTGACCCGTTGGTCTTCATCTTCTTCTTTTCTCATAAGCCATTGTTTTCTAAAAGTTTATATGATTGAGGTTCTTTTACTTATTTAACAAAAAATATTAGAGGTGGCAAATATAATAATAAATTAGGAAATAGCTACATTTATACACAACTTT